CCCAGATGCAGTATTCTTAATGGATGCTGACGCGGCATTTTCGAGAGCGGATCTGTTTCAGAACTACTCAGTGACTAATGCTACTGGTAATGCAAAAACTGGTATCTCAGAAGTACAACTTGATGTTGGCGCTTCTGGAACTAATGCATCATTTGTTATTCAGGCGATTGATATATCTCAAGACCCAGATAACAATACTGCAGGTTCGGCTAACGTTAACGTGTTAGTCAGAATTAACAAACACTTTTACCGTGATGGTACAGGTATATAATAGAATAGGAGTATAATAATATGGCTATATCTAGATCACAGCTAGTTAAAGAACTAGAGCCAGGTTTGAATGCACTATTCGGCCTGGAATACGATCGTTACGAAAATGAGCATGCTGAAATCTATGCTACTGAAACTTCAGACAGAGCGTTTGAAGAAGAAGTAATGTTATCAGGTTTTGGTTCTGCTCCAGTAAAACAAGAAGGTGCGGGCGTTGTGTTCGATCAAGCAAATGAAACTTTCACTGCTAGATACTCACACGAAACAATCGCATTAGCTTTCTCAATTACTGAAGAAGCGATCGAAGATAACTTATACGACAGACTTGCAGCGAGATACACAAAAGCTCTTGCAAGATCTATGTCAAACACCAAACAAGTAAAAGCTGCGGCTGTATTGAACAACGCGCAAGTAACAACTGTAACTGGTGGCGATGGTGTATCGTTAATTAACAATGCACACCCATTAGCAACAGGCGGAACTTTCTCAAACGTTCTAGCAACTGCTGCTGACTTGAACGAAACATCTTTAGAGCAATCTTTGATTGACATTGCTGGTTTCGTAGACGAGAGAGGATTAAAAATTGCTCTTTCTGGTAGAAAAATGATAATTCCAAAAGAATTACAATTTACTACTGAAAGAATTATGAAATCACCTCTAAGAAGCGGTACTGCAGACAATGACATCAATGCTTTAAGACAAATGAACATGGTTCCAGAAGGATACAGAATCAATCACTTCTTAACAGATACTGATTCTTTCTTCCTTTTAACTGATGCTCCAAATGGTCTTAAGCATTTTGTTAGAAGTCCAATCAAAACAGCTATGGAAGGTGACTTCGATACTGGTAACGTAAGATTTAAAGCTAGAGAAAGATATTCTTTCGGGTTCTCTGACCCAAGAACTATCTTTGGTAACGGTAACTTACCAACTAGTTAATCTTTGTTAGGTTAATGACTAAAGGGCGGTCTTTATGACCGCCCTTTTTTTATGTATAATAGAATCACTGAATATAACTTTTTGATGTAGACCGAATTCAGCGGACGGCCTAGAGACTACATTAAAATAACTAGGAGAATAAATTATGGCTAATACTACTTTTACAGGTCCAGTGACTTCCCTTCAGGGTTTCATTGGTGGTGCTAACGTAAATGCTTCTGACACTCAACAAGGTGGCTCAGTTGCATGGTCAGTATCAAATGACACAACTTTAACAATCGCTACAGGTACAAGAGCTGGCGAAACTTTATTAGCAACTGCTAATGAAGGTGTTATGGTTTACACATCTAACGGTGCTACAGGTAATTCTGTATATGCATTTTCAGATGGTACAAATTGGTTAAGAATGGATACGAGAGCAGCAGTAGCAGCATCGTAATAATAAATTAGTGGCTCCTTCGGGAGCCACAACTAAGGAGTAAACATGAGTTATAAATCAGACATACAAGCAACTAGATCTACTGCAGCTGCAGGTGCAGCAGCAATTATTTCAGGTCCTATTAGAGTAAAAGGGATTTCAGTTGCTTCTGATGCTGGTGGCGCAGGAGTTTTAGAATTAACTACAACATCAAATGCAGGAACTACACTTTTAACTGTAGATGTTCCATCAGGAGATGTTTACACATTAAATATCCCTGAAGATGGAATTTTATTTCCTCAAGGAGTATTTTGTAAAACTAAAACTAATGTAGCAGCATATACATTATTTACTGATATATATGATGCGCCTAGACTAACAGGTCAGAATGGCTAGAATTGGTTGTCAAATTAAAGGAACTGGTAAAGCTGTCGCAAAAGCTTCTTTTGGCGGAGTGGCAGCTATTACCGATGCTATTGGTACAGCAGTTCCTGCAAGTACACTTACGACAGGATTAAAAACACAAGCTAGATCACAAGCTGAGAAAAAAGAAACTGAAAAAGAAACATCTAAAATGAAAAAAGGTGGTATGCCTACACGTAGAAAAAGTGCAGGATATTACAGACCTACAAAATCTGGTGCAGGTATGACAGCAAAAGGCGTAGCTGCATATAGAAGAGCAAATCCAGGTTCTAAATTAAAAACAGCAGTTACAGGTAAAGTTAAAAAAGGATCTAAAGCTGCAAAAAGAAGAAAAAGTTATTGCGCGAGATCTCTTGGTCAGTTAAAAAGAGCTAGTGCAAAAACAAGAAATGATCCAAACTCAAGAATTAGACAAGCAAGAAGAAGATGGAAATGCTAAGTGTCTTATTTAAATGCAAGCATACCTCCAATATATTGTAAAATACGTACGGAATATTTGTACGACATGGATAAGTCTCGAAAAGGCGAAAGAGATTGTGTTATTTTTGGAATTACTTCTATTACGGGACGTTCCATCCTTTTTAACATCATGTTATCGAACGGTGCGTGCTTTTGGCGTCTGCCTATCTCAGCGTTCTTCCAAAAACATTTTTCTAGAAATCAAGTGCCCGATATGTCGTTATCAGAGTTACAGTTGTGGAACTGTTTTAGTTATTATCCTAGTGTGCATCGGTTTGATTGGCTGGATGGTGTAGATGGTAAGTTTAGGGGAAAGGATAAAAAGTTTTATCCTGGCACCTATCTTTTTACTGTTGACTGGGGTCATCCTGAGTCCAATATTCTTAATACTGAACATTCTGAAATTCCTCAAGAACATAAGTGTGCGCATATATTGGCTCTTGATAACGGCAATTATGCAGCTCAGCCTAATAATCGCATTCTGTGGCACATTAATAGCTATACAGTTGATAACGATTGGCCAGACTTTAAAGTCCAAAATACGGTCTGGGATTGCGAAGACTCGGATTGGGTGACTGAAGATACAGATAATATGTTCTATGGTATAGAAAAGAAGTAGCGCCTCATCTATAATATATCTTGGGGAAAAACTATAAATGAGGCTTATTACATTAATAGCAGTAGTAATATTTTTTGCAACAAAAGGATTTGCTGATGTTGAACAAAATAATGTATCTGGGGGAAATACTTCGATACAGGGCGGCTATACGGCGTCTACAACTTATGAATCTGGCTCTTCTTCTTCTAGTACTACTACTAACAACTCTACTAGCAATATTCGGTCTGCCCCAAATACTGCAACTGCTCCTGGATTAGCCCCATCGGGTATTGATGTTTGTTCGGTATCAGCTTCTGCTGGTGTTCAAACATTCGGTATTGGTATTTCAGGTGGTAAGTCTTTTAGAGATGAAAATTGTGAAAGAATTAAACTTGCAAGAGAACTGAAAGCAAACGGTATGTCTGTGGCAAGTGTGGCATTATTATGTCAGGACCCAAGAGTTTTTGAAGCTATGATTCATGCAGGAACGCCATGTCCTTACAACGGTAAGATTGGTAAAGAAGCATCTGCAGCTTGGACTAAATATAATAAACTTAGACCTGACTACGATCAGTATGTAAAAGATTTAAAAGTCATAAAGGAAGTTGATGATGAAAAAATTATTATTGAGCCTATTTCTAATAGCGAATCTAAGTAATGCGTCTGAAATCACTACACCAAACCTCGTGGACCAAAATTTTGATAATGGCGGTTGGAGTGGTACTGCCGACGGGCGTCATGGGTCTGGTACTATTGCATCTGAGCATAACACATATATTCAATCAAATCCCGTAGCAGTTAATAATCATTTAACAAAAGACCAAATTAATTTTGGTTTTTCTGTTAATGCTAGTGAAGAAATCTGGCATTGGAATAATTATGACTCTACCGTACAGCGTACCATACGTGCAACAATATCAAATTCTACAGAAATTATTTCTCAAACTCGTACAATAAATTCTTCTGGTTGTGGCTCCATTAACTGTGGAGGTTATATATCTTATAGTGATACCATGATTGTTGGAGCAAATAGCGTAGATAATTATAATCTTGATTTACGATATGACTTTACTGATACATCTTTAAGAACAAACAATCACTATGGTGTAGATTTAAAAGAACCTGTCTTATCAGTAACTTATACAGAAAATCCAGTCATTTTAGAAACTTCCATAGTAGAAAATTTATCAACCTTTGATAATTTTTTATTAGAAGACATACGAACTTTAGATTTAAAGGAGGATTTTAAAGTTGAAGAAAAGTTTAAGATGGAAGAACCAAAGTTTACCTATGAAGAACCAACATTTAAAGCGCCAGAAAAATTTGAAACATATGAATCGCCACAATTAAAAGAAGAAGCAAGTACAGAAGTATTTCAAGAAACCAGCTCATTTATAAAGGAAAAGGAGAAGGGATCACCTCAGGAACAAGCTCCTCGTTTTGTTGAGGAAGGTCCTCGGGAACCACAAAACGTGGAGGAGGAACCATCATCATTACGGGCTGAACAGAAATCGAACGAGGAAGCAAGTACAAAGACAGAAACGCAGACAGAAAAAGAACAAACAACAGAAGCTGTAACTTACAACAAAGGCAACGTTTCAGGTGAGAAAAGATCTGTTTCATTAGTTAAGAGTATGGAGAAGATAGATGCACAAGTCAAGGATATTGGTAAAAACCTACAACTCAAGAACCTTGTTAAACTTAAAATAATGAGTAATAACGACGTTTTACAACTATATGCGAATATACAATTTTATAAACCAAAAGATATTTACAAAGATCAAGCTGATATTAGAGATAATAGAATATTATATGCTAATTCTACCCTCATTTCTTATACACAAAACGACCCTATCTTTACAAAAGAGCAAGAACTGTTTAACATTAAAGTTCAAAAAGAAAAATTATTGGAAGAAATAGAGATATTAAAAAAATGATTGGTAAATGCCAAGAGTGTGGAAAAGATTTTGAAAAGGAACAAGATCAAGTAAAACCATTTTGCAGTGATGATTGTAGACAAGAAGCTTTAGCTAAATTAGAATCAAGTATAGATGAATGCCTGAGTTGTCAATAAATGAAGGATCTTTTCAAGAGTACGATTATAATATAGAATACGAGGAGAAATGGAAAAAATTAAAAATCAATTGGCAGGAATTGCAGCCTTGGTTGGAGTTTTGGGCGCAATAGGTGCAGGATTCGTAACTTATGGAGAAATGCAAGAAAAATTAAATTCTCTTGCAGGCTTAGATTTAAATCCATTACTCAAAGAAGTAGCGTCTCAAAATGTTAAAATAGAAAAACAAAATAATAAAATCGCTGTATTAGAAAAAACAATACAGGTATTAGAACTTAATATCAAAGAATTAAAATTATCAGGAAAGAATCCATTAGCAAACTAATTTCTAAGAATAGATTATGAAACTCACTACAAACTTTTCTTTGGCAGAAATGACAGCGAGCCAAACGGCAGCTCGCAAAGGAATTCCAAATAATCCAACACCAGGTCAAATCGAAAATTTAAGAAAACTTTGTGAGTCTATCTTACAACCGATTCGTAATCATTACGATGCACCAGTTATCATATCATCAGGTTTTAGATCACCTGAGTTATGTGTTTTAATTGGTAGCTCAATTGATTCACAACACGCAAAAGGTCAGGCCGCAGATCTACAAGTTTCTGGTGTTGATAATGAAGCACTTGCAACATGGATTAAAAATAACCTTGATTTCGACCAGCTAATTCTCGAGTTCTACAAAAAAGAAGAAGGACCTCATAGCGGGTGGATCCATGTGTCTTACGAGGGCAAGGGCAATCGTAAGCAAAGTTTACAAGCAACGAGATCAGAAAAAACAGGAAAGACGGTTTATTCACCATGGTAATCGGAAGATCACAAATGACCAAACAAGTAGAAGGACAACTAAGAGGAGCTAGAGATGAGAAAAAAAGATCCAAAAACAGGAACAGGAAAAAAACCAAAAGGATCGGGCAGAAGACTTTATACAGACGAAAATCCTAGAGATACTGTAAGTATTAAATTTGCAACTGAAAAGGATGCAAGAGATACTGTAAGAAAAGTCAAAAATGTTTCAAAACCTTTTGCTAGAAAAATACAAATATTAACAGTTATGGAACAACGTGCTAAAGTAATGGGAAAAAACAAGGTAGCGCAAATTGCAAAAAAAGGAAAAGAATCCATACGCAAAAGTCGTAAGGTCTAGAAAATACCGACCACAAGTGATACAATCAAAAAAGTTATATAACAGAAAGAAGCTTAAAGATGACAAAACTATGTCCTAGAGGCAAAGCGGCCGCTAAAAGAAAATTTAAGGTTTATCCCTCAGCATATGCGAACGCATATGCCTCAAGAATATGTGCAGGAAAAATAAAAGATCCTTCAGGTGTAAAAAGAAAAGATTTTAAAGGACCAAAACCAGCAGGTAAAAAATTAGGTGGAGAAGCAAAAACAAAAATTAAAAAATTAATAGGTGGTCTGAAAAAAGCATCTAAGACACATGCTGGTCAAGCTAAAACATTAAAAACTTTAACAGCAAATGTTGGGAAAGCTATTAATAAATTTGAGGGAGCTAAACTAGCTGGTAAGAAAAAAGGTGGTTACATTGGTTCTCATATAAAATCTAATTTAGCAGGTGAGCCAGTTTCTAATAAATCATATGAGGATTATTATAAAGGCATGATCTAATGGCTAAGAGTGGACTAAAAAAATGGTTTAGCCAAAAATGGGTAGATATAGGATCTAAGAAAAAAGATGGATCTTTTGCAAAATGCGGAAGATCAAAGCAAAAGGCAGATGCTAAGAGAAAATATCCAAAATGTGTACCTGCAGCAAAAGCTGCATCCATGTCAAAGGGACAAATACGTTCTGCTGTTGCAAGAAAAAGAGCAGCAGGTAATCCTGGAGGCAAACCAACTAATGTTAAAACAATTATTAAAAAAAGAACTGGTGGTTCTATTACACAAGGCACATGTTGGGATGGATATAAACAAGTTGGTATGAAGAAAAAAGGAAAAAAAATGGTTCCTAATTGTGTAAAAGCATCAAAAGGTAAATACATTGGTTCACATATAAAATCTGATTTAGCAGGAAAACCAGTTTCAAACAAATCTTATGAAGATTATTACAAAGGAATGATTTAATGGCAACTTCAGGCACTACATCTTTTGATTTAAGTATTGATGAAATTATTGATGAAGCTTACAATAGAGTAGGTATCAGACCAAACTCTGGTAACGACATGAGAAGAGCAAGAAGAAATTTAAATTTACTGTTTGCTGAATGGGGAAACCGCGGTATCCATATGTGGAAAGTGGAACTTGATGAAGTGCAGTTGGTAGCCGGACAAGCTGAGTATACTGTAAATTCAGATGTAAGTGATGTCTTAGAAGCCTTCATATCTACAACTGGAAGCGCATCTGATAGTGCTTCAACTCAAGACATTTCAATAACCAAAATTGATAGATCTGCTTATGCAGCATTACCTAATAAACTCGCTACAGGTCAGCCATCTCAATATTATGTTGATCGTGTAACAACTCCAAAAATTTATTTGTATCAAGCACCAGACGCTTCAACTTACACTTTTTTAAAATTTTATGTAATTAAAAGAATTGAAGATGCGGGAGCATACACTAATGAAGCTGATGTTGTTTACAGATTTTTACCATGCATGGTTGCAGGATTAGCTTATTATTTATCTATGCAATACGATGCTCAAAGAACACAGATGTTAAAAATGGTATATGAAGATGAAATGAAAAGAGCTTTGGATCAAGATGGTGGAAGAACTTCACTGTACATTTCACCGCAAACTTATTTTGGAGATGGTGTCTAATGGCTGGTTATGCTACAGGTAAAAATTCAAAAGCAATATCTGATAGATCAGGTATGGAGTTTCCATATGATGAAATGGTTAGAGAATGGAACGGTTCATTAGTTCATACTTCTGAGTTTGAGCCAAAACATCCTCAGATTAGAAGAAAGAGAGTTGTAGCAGATAGAATTGCTTTACAAAATCCAAGACCTCAAGATTTTACTTTTAATTCTGGTGGTAAAAGATTTACTACAATAGATCTTACATTACCGGGTGTATTTGGATTTGAATCAAATGGAATGCAGCCTGATGATGGTGCAGAACAAAATAGAAAAAGACAGCTTGTCAGTAGAGCTGGTCAAGTAACCGTGGAGATATCATAATGGCAATTAGTTACTCAGATTTTTTAACTCAAGTAAGAAACTATACAGAAGTTGATTCAAATGTTTTAACGGACTCGTTGTTAGATCAATTTATAAGACAAACCGAATTAGATGTTGCAGGTAAAGTAGATTATGACGATTTAAGAAAATATGCTACGGCTAATTTTATTACAAGTCAAAGATATCTTTCATTACCAGCAGATCAAGTTATTGTAAGATCTATTCAAGTTTTCGATGGATCTGGTGACAGGGTATTTTTAGAAAAAAGAGATACAAGTTTTATATCAGAATTTAATAATAGTGGAGCAACGGGATTACCTAAATATTATGCAATGTGGGATGATTTCAATGCTGTTGTTGCACCTACTCCAGATAGTACTTATCAAGTACAACTAAATTACATTATTGATCCACCTCATTTTACATCTTCAAACACTACTTATATATCAACTTATCAAGATGGATTGTTGTTATATGGCGTTTTAGAACAAGCATTCTCTTACCTCAAAGGCCCGCAGGATATGTACAACTTATACAAAAGCAAGTATGATACAAGTGTACAAGCTTTTGCTCTTCAACAGATGGGTAGAAGACGTAGAGGAGAATATGATGATGGAGTGCCTAGAGTTAAGGTTCCTTCACCATCGCCATAATTTAATAATAAAGGAGATTTAAAATGGCAATTACAACAAACGCAATATGCAACACATTTAAAGAAGAGATTCTTGAAGGTGTGCATGATTTTACACCAACATCTGGTGATGTATTTAAATTAGCACTATATACAAACAGTGCAACTATCGGTGCAGATACAACTGCTTATCCTGGAGATAGCACAGGCGGACAAGTATCAAACACAGGTCAATACGCACAAGGTGGCGGTGCACTTGTTAATGCATTAGTGTCAAATAACGGCGGCACAGCATTCGTTGATTTTAGTGACTTATCATTTACTGGAGTAACCTTAACTGCAAGAGGAGCTTTGATTTATAATACTTCAAACTCTAATAAAGCAGTTGCGGTATTAGACTTCGGTGGCGATAAAACAGCTACAGCAGGAACTTTTACAATTCAGTTCCCTAACGCAAACGACACACAAGCAATTATTAGAATAGCGTAATATGAATAATGGCAACTGGATGGGGCAATAAAACTTGGGGTGCATCGGAATGGGGAGACCTAGCCGATGAAACCGTAGTTGTCTCATCCATTGTCGCAACATCATCAATAGGTTCTTCAACCACAGAAGCAGATGCAAATGTTACTGCATCATCTTTATTAGCAACATCTTCACCTGGTCAAGTAACACAAGATATTTCTTTAAATTTACCTGTTACAGGTATTGAAGCAACTTCATCAACTGGGCAAGCTGTATCAGAAATTGGAATAGAACAATCTGGTATATCTACAACTTCATCCATAGGTACTGTAAGCATAGATGAAAACTTCTTAGTGGGTGCAGGATGGGGAAGAGAAGTTTGGGGTAGTTTTGTTTGGGGAGATAATTATTCAGTATTAGCAAACGGTATTGGTTTAACAGCTACAATTGGTAATGAAGATGCGTTTACAGATGTAACCGTAGCAGTTTCAGGACAAGAATTACAATCAGCAATTACTGCAGTTGGAACTTCAGCAAACTCAGATAATGAAATTGCACATAGTTTCTTACTTACAGGTTCCTTAGGATCACCCGTAATTACAGGAGATGCTTTAATTGAACTCTCAGGTATATCAGCAACCGTATCAATAGGTTCAGTAGAAGCTGCACCGAAACAAGAAGTTGACGTAACAGGTATTCAATTAACGGCAAATTTAGGTAATAGTGATCAAATTGGAAATGCAAATATTTCATTAACAGGTATAGGTGCTACAAGTGCCGTAGGAGATATTATCCCAGTATCTGTTTATGATGCCACAGGATTAGAAGCGACAACTTCTATAGGTTCTGTAACCGTTATTGGACAAGCAGTTGTTAATCCTACAGGTGTGACATTGACTATATCAACAATTTCGCCTAATATCATTGCGTGGGCTGAAGTTGACACAGGAACACCAGTAACATGGTCTGAGGTTGACCTAGCAGCTTAATAGAGTTAAAATTATTTAAGGAGTTAAAATATATTTATGGCATCGACATTTTCATCAGATCTAAAACTAGAATTAATGGCTACTGGCGAAAACGCTGGTACATGGGGTGATAATACAAATAACAATTTAAATCTTATTCAACAAGCAATCGCAGGTTATGAAGCAGTAGCACTTTCAGATGGTGGAACTGTAGCTCTTGCAATGACAGATAAAACAATCTCAAATGCAAGAAACATGGTAATTAAATTTACTGGAACTTTAACTTCAGCTTCGAATGTAACTATTCCAAATTCTATTGAAAAATTTTACATCTTTGATTTATCAGCAGTAACTGGTGTTACAAACTTAACGATTAAAACAGTTTCAGGAACTGGTTTTACAGCTGGAGAAGCTAAAATCGTAGCCGCTTATTCTGATGGAACAAATTTAAATGAAATTGCTCTAGATACTTTAGGTGGAACAATTGCAACCGCTCAAATTGCAGATAATGCTGTAACAACAGCAAAAATTTCAGATAATCAAATTATAACTGCAAAAATTTCTGATAACCAAGTAACTACAGCAAAAATTTCAGACAACCAAATTACAACTGCAAAAGTTTCTGATTTACAAATCACAACTGCAAAAATTGCAAATGACTCTGTAACTCCAGATAAATTATCTGATACAGCGGTAACTCCAGGAAGCTATACTTCAGCTTCAATTACAGTCGACCAACAAGGAAGACTTACTGCAGCATCATCAGGTTCTGCAGGTGCAGGTGGATACAATTTAGCTTTTTCTGCTAAAGGTCCTGCTTCTGGAACTTACACTGCAAATGCAGCAGCAACACAAATTGGTGTTTACATGGTTGCAGGTGGTGGAGGTGGAGGAACTGGTCCAACAGCTATTACAATTAGTGGTGGATATGGTGGAGCAGGTTTTTATACTACTGCAATCTCAGCACCATTTGCAAAATCATACGCAATAGGAGCACCAGGATCTGCTGGGGGAAATCCAGGAAGAGCTGGATCTGCTGGTGGAAATACAAGCATAACAGATGTTGGAACAGTTAACGGTGGTGGTGGAGGTCCTAACACAAACAATAGTAGTATTACAGGAACCCCTGGAAACGCACCTGGAGCGACTGTAGATTTAGGAACTTATCAAGGACTGGCGAGAAACAATTTAGGTACAAATAACCAACCAAATCCATTTACTGGAAGATTTGGTTTTGCAAGTGGGGGTCCTGACCCAGGAAACCCTGGTATATTAAACATTTATGAAAACACAGGATCAGGTTAATAATGGCATACGTAATTTATAGAACAGATATAACAGGGTCGTCTTGTGTAAGGTTTGTTAAAGATGATACAGACTTAGCCTTAAGACCAGCTGATTCAAATGAAGTCGCTATTACAGTTACAGACTCTGTTTTTCAAGACTTAATCACAGATGTAAAAGACACTTCTACTTACAGTGGCACGACTGCGACTATAAACGATGTAGATGCAGTAAGTTTATCTGAAGAAGATTTCAAAGATCAAAAAGAAAAAATTGAAAACAGACTTATGTCTTTTAAAAATGCTTTTGATAATGATTTAGCAACAAGAGCAAATACTTATCTAACAGCTTTGGGTAATGTAGATGTATCTTCTATAACTTTTCCATTAGCAAAAACTGTTAATAAGTATATGAAAGACGAAAACTCTGATCTTGAAATCATTCATCCTTGGATGCTTTACTAAATTAATTTCTCTGTTATACAAAAATTCATGTTTGATAAAGAGATAGAGTTTAGTGCGCATAAATTAATTATTTCAGATAAATCGGTATATCCAAAACCTATAAAACTTAACATACCTGAATGGTATAAAAATCTTAAACATACTGTAGGAGATGAAACTATTAAAGGATGTATTCCTTTTATGGATTCTTTAACAACGGGGTATGTTTTATCTTTGCCTCAAGATTTTAAACTTTTTCATAATACCACCAACCCTGAAACAGGGGAAGAAAACCAAATTGCTTTAGTTCCTTCGCATGCACATCATTCTTATATTGAAGATTACCTCCTAAGCGAGTGTAATTTAAACATGAAAGCAGAGGCACATCCACCGAAACAAGTAGAGGGCTCACCGTTAGTTAAAAAAAATAATAATTGTCCATTTTTTAAAATATTAAATCCGTGGAAAATAAAAACTCCCCCAGGATATTCATGTTTATTTGTTCCACCACTAAATAATTCTGATGATAGGTTTTCAATAATACCAGGTATTGTAGATACCGATACATTTCCTGCATATATAAATTTTCCATGTATTGTAAATGGAGATAAATATAAAACACTTGAAACTGATTTAAAAAAAGGTACACCTTATGTTCAGATAATACCTTTTAAAAGAGATAATTGGAGAATGAAAACAGATTTTATAAAACAAGTTGATAAAGTAAAAAGTAAAATTTATTTGTTTAGAGCCGCAGGAAAAATAATTAATAGATATAAGAATTTTTTTTGGAGTAAAAAATCATGGAAATAAATAAATTTGTAAAAACGTTTGATAATGTCCTTTCTGTTCCAACTTGTAAAAAATTTTTAAGAGTAAAGGATAAATTTTTTATAGAGGAAGATGGTTTGGTAGGTGGTTGTAATGAGAAAAAACCTGAGATAAGAAAAGTTTCAGTGCACCATACTAGTGGTAGAGATTGGAAAACAAAAACTGAAGTTCATTGGAATAATTTTTTTGTACATCATTTTGTAAATTTAGTTAGTAAACTTTATTTAAAACCTTTCAAAGAAGAATTAAGTTTAGGCTTTGATATCATAGACATGCAATATTTAACTTATAGAGATAATGATTTTTATGTTGATCATATAGACGCTTCAGCGGTAAATAATAGGGCTCTGACATGTTTACTTATGCTCAATGATGATTTTGATGGTGGTGAACTATGTGTTAATGATCCATATGGAGGCACTACAAAAACTATTCAGCCAAAATCTGGTCGATGTACAATATTTCCAAGTAATTTTATGTTTCCACATAATGTTAGACCTGTAACAAGAGGAGTGAGGTATACAATAGTGGCATGGTTCGCTTAGGAAAAGATTTTAAATATAAAAAAATTGAAAACTTTTTAAGTGAAGAAGAGGTTTTACTTTTTCAAATTTATTCTGATATAAGACATAAAAATAATCTAAAAAATTTTGATTACCATCAAACTGATACTTGCGATACTTATTACTATGTTGATCCTCTTGCAGAAACATTATTATGTAAAAAAATTGATTTGATGGAAAAAGAAACAGGGTTATCTCTTCATCCATCTTATTCGTTTTGGAGAACATATACTTATTTGTCTGACTTAAGAGCACATAAGGACAGACCCTCTTGTGAAATTAGTGTAACTGTGATGATTGGATCCGATGGAACAAAATGGCCAATCTATATGGAAGGTGAACCAATAGATTTAAATCCAGGAGATGCTGTAATATATTTAGGGCATGAATTAGAACACTGGAGAGAAGAATTTGAAGGAGATTGGCATACGCAAGTATTTTTACACTATGTAAGACAAGACGGGCCTCACAAGGATTTTAAATTTGATAGAAAAAGTTTTTATGGTAGAAAAGAAATATGATAATTTATGTAGATAAAAATAAAAACGGGGTATATCGATTTAATTTAAAAGAAAGATTAAAAATTTTATTTTTTGGTAAAATAGTTTATTCACAAGTTGATTTAAAAAAATCAATGAACGCTTGGATGACTGCTTTATTTAATTTGAATGATCAATTAGATGAAGATGTACAAAAAATGCAATCTAATCCACATGAGCCCATCTAATGTTATAAGTGCTTTTGCCTTACCTATTCAAATTTTAAAAAATATTCATCCGCCTCAACAAGAATATTTTTTAGGAATATATAAAATTAAATTTGAGGGTAGGTACAAAACAAATGTTTTTTCTTTAAAAGAAAATTTATTAGATAGTTCTGATTTAAAAAATTTAGCCAATATAATAGATCAAAAAGCTAAAGAATTTATGACTGATGTTTTAAGTTTAAAAAATGATATTTATAGGGTAAATTCTTGGGCTGCTCGTTCACAAGGTAACCATCATTCACACATGCATCCAGGTGCTTTTATAAGCGTAGTTTATTATTTAAAAGCAAATTCAGGTGATTTAATTATTACCGATCTTAGAGATCCTTTACAAAAAGGATTTAATTTTGAATACGCTATTAAAAATTACAATGTATTTAATTCTAAAGAATACACCATAGAAGCTAGAACAGGTGACATGGTGATTTTTCCAGGTTGGCTTAAACATGAGACATCCAAAGTTTCAAGCGATAGAATTATTATAGGGGCTAATTATTTTTTAAAAGGCCCAGTAGGTTTTAAAAAAAATTATAGTTTAGTGAATTTATGAATTTATTAGAAATCAAACAACCTATTTTAGTTGATGATGTTTTACCTCCTCAAGAAAATTTAGAAATTCTTAAATTACTTTCTTCTAGACCTTGGGGAATACAACATGAAACATCCAATAAATCAGATAAAGTTTTAGCAGCTTTTGACAACAATACCGCACACACAGGTTTTGCTCATGTCACTATGGATTCTATTGATCATAATTACCCAGGTCATCCAGAAGACCCTCTCTTTATATATGCAAGATTAATAACTAATTTGATTTTATTTAAATTAAATGTGCCTCAACCAAATCTATATAGAGTTCATTGGAATTATTATACTCAAGGCCAGCAAGGTATTGGGCATAGAGATCATGATTCAAATAGATTTATATCTATCTTATATAATCCTCACACAACGGATGGAGGTACTGAAATATTAGATAAATTCTACCCTGATAAAATGAGTCAGGCAAAAGTCTTCAAAAGCAGTTGGATCCATAGAGGGATTACGGTTAAAAAAGATAAGGCAAGAGCCTCTTTGAACATTGTCTTATTTTATTAGTATTATAGACTATTAAATAGTGTATAATACTATTATAATTAGGATTATGCCTTTAAACTTAGTTAATATAAGACCAGGATTTAACAAACAAATAACCGATACTGCAGCAGAAGGTCAGTATGTAGATGGTGATTTTGTTCGTTTTAGATATGGATTACCTGAAAAGGTGGGAGGCTGGTCTAAAATCACATCTAATACACTTGTTGGAGTAACTCGAGATCAACATCAATATACAGACTTAGATGGAAGAATTTATGCTGCTTTAGGCACAAATAAAGCGTTAATTATTTATTATGAATCTGCTTTCTACGACATAACTCCTTTAGAAACTGCGCAGACAGGAGGTTCATTTACGACAAATAGTACAACAACAGTTACTGTTACACTTCCAGGACACAGCGTAGAGGCAGGAGATTTATTTACATTTACTTCAGTTACACCTCCTACTGGAGCTGGATATACTGCAGGTGATTTTGAGAACACGACATACGAAGTGACCGCACGATTAAGCGGTAATCAATTTACTGTAACCATGGCAACAGCTGCCTCTAACAGCGGATCTTCAGGATCATGTACAATTAATCGTTATGTAAAAGCAGGACCAATTGGCCAAACTTTTGGTTACGGTTTTGGTACTGGGGGATATGGAGGATCAACTGGTGTAACAACTTTACTTAATGGCGCATTACTAAACGATAGTAATGGTACTGGAGGCTCTGGTACTACAATCACAGTGGACTCTACAACTAATTTTCCTTCAGCTGGTGTTATAAAAGTTGATGACGAATTAATATCTTATACAGGCATTACTACAACATCTTTAACTGGTATTACAAGAGCAGTAAATGGAACTTTAACTGCAGCTCATGCGGATGATACATCTATAGAAGTTTTTTTAACTTGGGGCGAAGCATCTTTATCATCATCTGTAACTTTAGCGCCAGCGAACTGGAAACTAGATAATTTTGGTCAAATATTAACTGCAACAATTTATAGTGGTAGAACATTTATTTGGCAACCTATTCAAAATACAGCTAATGCTCTACAGACAAGAGCTACTATAATGACAGGAGCACCCACTAATACTTTAATGAGTTTAACTTCTGATCAAGATAGACATTTTATACATTTTGGAACTGAAACAACTATAGGGGATACAGGATCTTTGGATAAAATGTTTATAAGATTTTCTGATCAAGAAAGCACTTCTGACTACACTCCTACCTCTATTAATACTGCAGGAACATTTAGACTTGATGACGGAACTGAAATACGAGCAGTCATACGTGCAAAAGATTATATTTTAATTTGTACTGATACTGCAGCTTATACGATGCAGTTTGTTGGTGCTCCATTTACATTTAGTATAAGAAAAGTTGGATCTAATTGTGGATGTATTGGTCCTCATGCAATTCAATTTAAAGATGGTATTGTGTATTGGATGGATGATTCTGGAGGATTTAATTATTTTAATGGAACCGTGCAATCGATGGATTGTCCAGTAGAGGATTTTGTGTTCACCACAAACAATCCAGGTGATCTTGGTTTAAATTATACTTCAGGTAAACTCGTACATTGTGGTAACAATTGTTTATTTGATGAAGTGACTTGGTATTATCCATCTGCTAATTCAAACGTTGTTGATAGAACTGTAACATGGAATCATGGTGAGAAATGTTGGTACACATCTTCACTATCACGAACTACCGCCAACGATGCACAATTATATTCAAAGCCATACAAAACATCTTGGGATGCCTCAGCAACGTATACATTTCCAACTGTTCAAGGAGCATCAAATACAAATGGCGCAACAACTTACTGGGCTCACGAAGTTGGTACAGACCAAGTCGCAGATGGGACAACAACTGCAATTTTAGCTTTTATAGAATCTGGGGACTTTCAATTACATCAAGGTGGAGATGGTGAGTTTTTCACTAAGGTAAGAAGATTTATTCCTGATTTTAAGAGATTAAACGGGAATGCACAAATTACAATTTTATTAAAAGACTTTCCAAGCGATACTGCAGCTTCATCTTCTTTAGGACCTTTTTCTATTAACAGTTCAACTCAAAAAGTAGATACAAGAGCAAGAGGAAGGGCTGCAGCATTAAAAATTGAAAATACATCAAGCGGTGAAACTTGGAGATATGGAACTTTTAGAGCAGATGTACAACCAGACGGTAGAAGATAATGGCTAAGATAGATGTTTACATACCTGATCCAACACCAGTTTATGATGCTAATAATCAACAACAAATTGTTCAAGCATTAAATCAAATTAAAAATCAACTAAATACAACCTATATTAATCAGATGAAAGAAGAACAAGAAAGATTTACTTGGTTTTTAAGTAACAGTGAAAAGAACTAATGACTAACATTTATAAAAACGCAAATTTTGATTTAACTACGACAGATGTCACGGATGTTTATACTTGTCCGTCTAACTCAAGAGCAATTATACAAAATATACATGTTGCAAATGTTGGAGCTGGAAACACAGAAATAAAAGCTTTTTTAAATGATAACTCTGCATCAAGAGCTTTTCAGTTTGCAGAACATACGGTTAATGCAGGTGACTCTAAATCTGTATCAGATGGCACCGTTATATTAGAAGAAAACGATAAGTTACAGTTACAAGCAGCATCAGCTAATATATTTGAAGGTACCTGTTCAATATTAGAAATCAGTAGGACAAACGAAAATGGCTAAAAAAGCAAAAGGTTTCGGAGTCGATAACTATATAAAGCGTAAAAGAAAAAAACGTAAAGGCAGGGTTGCAAAATCACCTAATAAAAGTTATACAAAAAAGAAATCAATAGGACAAGGTAAACCAATATGAGTGATCCAATAAGAATACCAGCACAGGTTAAAGAAATTGTAAAAAATAAAAGAACTGGGCAAGTCTATACAGACAAAGCCGAGTTTGATGCAGATGTAGCAAACACAGCTACAGATACTACTGCAGATGATTTCAGACAAGATCTAGAAATTACTGTTGCTTCAATGACAACAAAGAGTGACGCTAATTAATTTTTTATGAAACCAATTGGCGGTACGGAGTTACAGTACAATCTATTATATAAATACGTAGATAACAAACTTTTAGATAACTTTCAGATTACAACTTCAGTTCCTGAAAAAGAACCTTTGTCAAAAGATAAGATAAATATTCTTTGGGAACAAAACTCATACGATCAACCTAATATTGTTCCATGGATGAAGGATAAATCTAATCATTCTAAATATGATTGGTATGTATTTAATAGTCATTGGTGTGCAGAAAAATATAGAATGGTATTTAAATTACCGCCGCATAAATGCACGGTTATTAAAAACGCTATTGATGTATTTCCAGGACATGCTGTTTACAAACAAGGACAAAAATTAAAATTACTTTATACCTCTACGCCTTGGAGAGGATTGAGTGTATTACTGGGGGCGATGCAACTTATTAAAAATCCTTTAATAGAACTCGATGTATATTCATCTACTCAAATCTATGGTGATGCATTCAAAGAAAAGAATGATGATATTTATAAACCTTTATATGATCAGGCAAAGCAATTACCAAACGTAAATTACAAAGGTTATATTTCTAATAAAGATCTTATGAAGCAAATGTATAACTATCATATATTTGCCTATCCAAACATTTGGGAAGAAACTTCATGTCTATCTGCAATTGAAGCGTTAGCCTGTGGTCTTCATGGTATTGTAACCAATTATGGTGCATTGTATGAGACATGTTCTGAATGGCCAACGTATGTTCAATATGACAGTAATTATAAAAACCTTGCAGCTATGTTTGCTTATGCAATAGAGGGTATTGCTGAACAATTACATACCAAAGGTATGCAAGATATGTTAACCAAACAACAAGAGTTTTATGAAAAGTTTTATAATTGGAATAACAGAAAACATGAATGGACTAATTTTTTAACAGGAGTATTAAATGCAAAATCATGAACCCATATGGTTTAACAAAGACAACGAACAACGGCTCACGGAACCCGCTACTGATCTAAAACCTTATTCAATATTTGTTGCAACACCTGTACACAGCGAGTGTTCTATTCACTATACTCAAGCTTTATTAGATTTTCAAAAATGGGCGATTAAAGAAAAGGTAAGAGTATCTTTTCAAATCATGAAATCATCTTTAATTACACAAGGACGTAATATGTGCGTCTCGGCTTTTTTAAATTCTGATCACACACATTTATTATTTATTGATTCAGATATTGCGTTTGATCCATTATCTCCAATGCGATTAGTTGCTTGTGATAAAGATGTTATTTCTGTTCCATATCCATTAAAAGATATGAATTGGGATAAAGCCTATCACCTTATAAAAGAAGGTAAAATTAAATCTCCGAAAGATTTAGCAAGAAAAGCATTTTACAGATATCCCATGAAAGTGCCTGATAACAATGCAATTAAAATAAAAGATAATGTTATTGAAGTTACACACTCACCTACTGGATTTATGATGATTAAAAGAGAAGTGTTTACTAAAATGATCAAAGCTTATCCAGATTTAGTTATTAATCAAGATCAGGTAATTAATGGTAAGAATGAAAGATTAAAGAATATGTACAACTTTTTTGACACGATGTTTATACCTGAAAAGGGTCATTATTTAGGTGAAGATTTTGCGTTCTGTAAAAGATGGAAAGACATTGGTGGTAAATGCCATGCATGGATCATGGATTATATCACTCACATAGGAGAGCATCAGTATCATGGTCGATTTGGTGATGAGTTGATCAAGATCGATTAATACGATAAAATCTATCAAATAGGTAACTAAAATATATGGATCCATTTACATTTGCATTGCTAGCAGGCGCAACAGGTTTCGGAGCATCAAAACTCTCTGGAATGAGCACATCAGATGCCCTTAAACAAGGTATTTTATCAGGTGTAACAGCAGGTGCTTTCACACCCGCATCAACAATAGCGAATATGACAACACAACAAGGATTAAGAAGTTTACTTGTTAGTGGTGGTAAACAAGCATTGTTTGGAAAGCTTGGACAAAAAGCGGGAGTAGATCCTAGACTTGCTATGTTACTTGGATCACAAGTTTCTCTACCTGGTGAAGGTATAATGAGAGGTTTACCTACAGACGGCACACAACCACTTACCATGGATGCAGAGCAAGAAATTTTAAAAGGCGGTGGAACACTTGATCCAGGTAAAAATGTTTTAGGTGGTACAAAATCTTCACCAACAATAGGTGAGCGATTAGGAAGAGTCGGAGATATTTTTAAAACAGACGATCAATACGATATTAACAAAATTGCAAAAGGCGCAACTCTATTTGGAGTGCCTGCATTATTATATGCAACAGGTGCTTTTAAACAACAACCAACTACTATGTATGCACCATCATATAATATTAATTATCCAAAACTTAGAGAAGCAAGAGGTGGTTTAAGAAGAATTGACCCAGTGTCTGGACAAGAAGTTGAAGTTGCAAGACAAGATATTCCAGAAGAATTGTATCCAAGCGAAATGCCTTATGAATTTACAGAAAAAACTTTTGATGTAAAAAAATATCAAACAGGTGGTTTAGCGCAGTTTAATGAAGGCGGTATTAATTACTTACCTTCAAAAGCTTCACATGATGAGTCTGATGCGAATAATTACAAAAGAGCAGGTGGTTATATAGAAGACGGTGCTGGAATGGGTGATAAGAATGAAGATACAATGTTAGCACAATTAGCTGATGGTGAATTTGTTACAAGAACAGACGGTGTGTTAGGAGCCGGTATTCTTGCGGGTGCAAATCCTAAAAGTGAAAAAGATATGAGAGAAAAGGGAGCCAAATATTTTTATGAACAACAAGCAAGATTCAAAAGAATATTTGATTTATTAAACTCAAATAGAAAAGTAAACTAATGAAATTAATTTTAGTTGATGCAGAAAATTTAGATATTGTATGGAAAGGTGTAAAAAATCTTTTAAAAAAACCAATTGATTTATCTAATGGCAGACATACATTAACATCTACTTATGATCTTTTAAAAAAAGGGATTATGCAGCTTTATGTATTAGTAGAGAAAAGTAAGATAACTTCTGCTGTTGTTATTCAGCAAGTTTTGTATCCTGCAAAAAAGGTTTTAGGTGTTTTGTTTGCGGGTGGTAAATCATATATAAAGCATTACGACAAGCTTGAAAAATTTTTTATTGAGAAAGCAAGAAAATTAAACTGTTCAGCTATTGAAATTATTGGCCGCAAAGGTTGGAAAAGAATAGCTGACAAAACTAAATCTACTTTGCAAAGCAAAGGAATTTTTTATGAGGCGGAAGTAAAATGAGCTCACAGAATTTATTAGATAATCTAAATTTAAGTATTAAAGATAAAGTAGAACTCTTCAAAGAATTATACAAAGAATTATCTGGATACGGTATTAAAGGTGATACTGAATTAGCACATGTAAATAAAGAAGAAGTTGCTTTATTAAAAGCACACGGTGGATCAGGTACGATCAATGAAAGAACAGGATTACCACAATACTTTGGTGGTGGTTCGGGAGGAGGATCTGCGCCTGCAACTCAAACTCAATTTGTAAGAGAAGCACCAGGTATCGAAGAAAGAAAATTAGAATTAATGGATCTCGCAAGAGATCTAACTCAAAGACCTGAAAGATTACCTGCAATGGAAGTTGCCCCTTTGGGAGCATTAGAACAACAAGGTTTACAAGCAGCTGGTGTTACAGGTGTTGGACAACCAACAGTTACAGCAGGTATTGGTCAAGTATTACAAGCAGCACAAGGACCAAACATTGCACAGTTTTATAATCCATATCAGTCTTATGTAATCGATGAAATAAATCGACAAGCACAAATGGGGCAGCAACGAGTTGCTGATGCGGCCGTCAGAGCCGGGGCATTTGGTGGGGGAAGAGAAGGCGTACAACAAGCTGAAATGGAAAGAAGAAGACTAGAAGCAGTTGGAAGAGCTCAACAACAAGGTTTCGGTCAAGCACTTCAAGCAGCACAAGGACAACAGCAGTTACAACTTGGTGCAGGACAACAACTTGGTACATTAGGAGTAACTCAACAACAACAAGCGATGACAGACATCAATCAATTAATGGCAGCTGGTGGATTACAAAGACAACTTGCTCAAGCAACTATTGATGCGTCAAGACAATCTCAATTACAACAACAATATGAGCCATATCAAAGATTAGAGTTTTTAAAAAATATTTATGCGGCTGGACCTACGTCACAGTCAGGTATAACCGCTGCAACTCAACCGACCACTTCTCCATTAGCGCAATCAGTTGGAACAGGTATTGGTGCATTTGCAGCTTACCAAGGAGTGACAGGTGGCAACAGACAAGTTTAACAAAGTATTAAACAGACCTTTATTTAGACAACAGGCTTTAAAGAAAGGTGATCTAAAGCCTATTAAAGCACAAACAGGTGTAATGGTCGGGCCTCCTTATAGTCAATTACCCGTTCCTGCTGGACCTGTAGTTGATAGAACTCCTGGTATGTTTCAAAAAGGTATTGGAGCAATACAAAGAGGATTACAAGCTATTGGTGACTATAT